GTTATATCTGGATTGATTAATCTTCAATTTGTTCAGGATGTGTTAGGTATTTTGGTCGAAGAAATAGGTGACCAAGATGTTTTAAGCAAAATTGCAGTTAAACTAAAGACATTAGTTCAAAATCAAAAGGAAGTGTAGTAGTGCCTGATGAAGTAATTTCTATTGNCAAAGCTTTTGATTTATTATCAGAAGGTCTTGTAAGCCAAGAAAAATATCAGGTAGGGTCATTTAAAGATTTCCTACNAAATGTGTGGTCACAAAGTTTTGACCATCCAGAATATTTTCAAGCTTGGCATGTAGGTGTACTAGCTGATGATATTCAAGAATGTGTAGAAACAGGACAAAATTATGTTGCTGTATTACCACGATTTCATTTTAAGTCTACCCTATTGGGACATGCTTTTAGTGTCTGGAGATTGTTAACTGCTCCTAGAGACTGTTCTGTTTTATATTTATCTTATGCTGACCATATGGCTAGATATCATATAGCAGAAATTAATAAGGCTGTGTCTCGTAATCCTATACTATCTGAGTTAATGGATAATAGAAATCCTAAAGCAGATTATTCTGCTAGATTCTTTATTAATAAGAAACCTATGGAAATAATGCATGGAGGATTGTTTAGTTTCAAACGAGGTATGCATGTTAACGGAGCTTTAATTGCTGATGACGTATTGCGTGACCCAGAAAATCCTCTTAATATGGGACAGATAACTAAAGTAGAAGACCATTTTATGACCGAATCTATGTTCATTCCTCTTAAAGGAGTTCCAGTTATAGTGCTTGGAACACCTATGATGCCGGGAGATTTGCTTGCTAAGTTACAGGAAGACAGTCGTTTTAAGTCTAGAGTACTTCCAGCATTAGACCCTGTTCCCGGTAGAAGAGTATTGATGCCAGAACTATATGATGAAGAGTGGTTATTAGAGCAACAAGCTGCTAGACCCAAATCCTTTGCTTCAGAGTTTATGTTGATACCTCATTTCTCTACTGAAGCATATTTTGACGAAGAAGATATAACAAAATGCGAGTATGATTATTTAAGGTCTGCTCCAGCTACTCAAGTATATAAAGATGTAGATGTGGGAGATTATATATTTGGTGGATTTGATGTGGGTAAAAAACGACACCCAAGTCATTTAGTATTATTCAGAAAGCGTGGAGACAAATTAGAACAGATACATCAATCTTTCTTAGAAGGTTGGTCATATTCAGACCAGATTGAATATTTGAATGATGTAGCTGAAAATTTTAATATGACATTAGGATATATAGATAACACTAGAGGTGAACTAGAAGATAGAGGACTAGACATGAGATGGCTCTCAATGACTTTTAGTAGGAAATCTAAAAACACAATGGCTCATATTTTTGAGCAATTCATACATTCTGGAAATTTAAAGTTGATAAAAGATGAAAGACAAAAACAACAAATTCTTTCAGTTAGTAATGAACTTAAAGCTCCAGATACGCCATTAGGTCATGGAGATGCTTTTTTCTCTATAGCTATGGCATTACAAGCAGCACATGAAACAGCATATAGATTTGTAGATTTGGGTAATGCAGCAGATTGGTTTGATGCAGTAAGCCCATATGAGACTCCTGAAGGTAGACGAGAGAAGCTAGAGGGTCAAGGTTTGGGGAATGTGAATAAAAATTCTCCAGCAGATACCTTGCAGATGAAGCCTGTGAATGAAATGGAGCGACTGGAATCTGCCCCAAATCCCAATTGTAAGGAAGGTATATGTAGTCCTTCTTTTTGGGTTGCAGAACGTAATCTATGTTTATATTGTGGACATAGAGGATAATATTTAGGAGGATTAATATGGTAACGGCATTGTCAGAACAAGCCCAAGTAGTTTTGGGACATAGATATTTTTTAAAAGATGATGGAGGGGAGGTAACTGAAGATAGTAATGCTTTGTTTGAAAGAGTTGCTAAAGCAATTGCTAAAGTAGATAAAGATTATTTTACGCTGCCTGTGGAAAGAGAAATGCTTGAAAAAGATTTTTTTGAAATTATGAGTAATCTTGAATTTGTACCTAATTCTCCTACACTTATGAATGCTGGAACTGCACAGGGTACATTATCAGCGTGTTTTGTTCTTCCTTTAGAAGATTCCATGGAAGGAATAATGAAGGCAGCTCACGATACTGCCATGGTGCAGAAATTTGGTGGCGGTACAGGCTTTTCTCTTTCTGGTATACGACCCAAAGGAGCTAGAATAAAAACTACTCATGGTATTGCTTGTGGCCCTATTGAAGTATTGAAGACTCTTTCAAGGGTATCTTCAATGATTACACAAGGGGGTAAAAGAGATGGTGCAAATATGGCAGTTATGTCAGTATACCATCCTGATATTCTGGAGTTTATTGACTGCAAAACCGTGGAAGGTGAAATACATAATTTCAACATTTCTGTGGGAGTTGATTCTAACTGGATGAAACATGTAGAAAATGATTTAGAGTACGATTTAATTAATCCATATAATAATCAGATTGAAGGAAGATTAAATGCAAGAGAAGTGTTTAATAAAATTATTGCTGGGGCATGGAAGAATGGAGAACCCGGTATGATTTTCCTTGACCAAATGAATACAGATAATCATGTAACAAAAGAATATGGAGAAATGGTGGCTACTAATCCTTGTGGAGAACAACCTTTACTTGGAAATGAATCCTGTAATTTAGGGTCTATTAATTTAGCTAATTTTTATTCTCCTTCCGATTTAACTAGAGTATCTGATAGGTGGGAACGTAAAATAGATTGGACTAGATTAGAGAAGGTTACTAGAACTGCTACTCATTTTCTTGATAATGTTATTGATGCAAATGAATATGCAACTTCCGATATTGAGGAAATGACTAAAGCTACTCGTAAGATTGGGCTTGGGGTTATGGGATTTGCCGATTTATTAATTCAGTTAGAGATTCCATATAATTCTGATAAAGCCAAAGAAGTAGGAAAACATATTATAGAAAGAATTAGGCATTGGGCAGATGATGAATCTTTATTGTTAGGCGTAAGTAGAGGTACGTTTCCAGCTTGGAGTAACAGTAATTATAATAAAAAATCAGAACCTTATAGGAATCATTGTCGATTAACTGTGGCTCCAACAGGGACTATATCTATGATAGCTGATTGTTCTAGTGGGATAGAGCCTACTTTTGCATTAGCTTGGAAGAAACAGAATATACTAGAAGGTAAAACTTTGAATTATATTAATAAGTATTTTGAAAATACTGCCAAGAAGGAAGGTTTTTATTCAGAAGAATTGATGGATTATCTTGCTGGAGGAGGTTCTTTACAGAATAGAAAAGATATTCCAGAATGGGTAAAGGAAGTATATATTACTGCACCTGAAATATCTCCTAAAGACCATGTGTTGATGCAGTCAGCTTTTCAAAAGCATGTGGATTCTGGTATTTCTAAAACAATTAACTTCGCTAATTCAGCTACAACAATAGACGTAGAAGATGCTTATATATTAGCATGGAAGTCAAAATGTAAAGGAATTACTGTATATAGAGCTGGTAGTAGAGAAAAAGAAGTATTGGTTAAAGGCACGGTAAATACACAATTAGAAATGAATTTACAGATAGATTGTTGTGATAATCCTAATGTAATTATGGAATCTGGTTGTGAGACTTGTAAGAGTTGTGGATGGAGTGCTTGTACAATTGCGTAGATATTTTAAAATATTTGAGTATAATATAAATAGAGAAGTTTTTAGTAAATAGTATAGGAGGCACATATGCCTATAGGAAATATGCTCGGTGTAAATGAACAGCAATATGTAGCGTTGAAAGATGAATCAAGTGGACTATGGAGGGTTCTTGATACATGGCATGATGATTTAAAAAATCTAACTGCTGATGATGATATTCCTGACAATAGCGATGCAGTAACCACATTATCGGAAGGGCAATTTATTGCTTTAATTAAAGAAGCTGGTCGCTTAGGAGTGTTAGCTAATGCCACTTTTGGTACTGGAGAAGCTGAATTAGAAAATACCATTCTAGAAAAAGACCAAGAAATTATAGACTTGCGTGATGAATTAATGAAACTAAAAGAAGACACTTCAAAAGTAATTCAAGACAATACTCATTCAGAGGAGTATATTTTGAAAAATAAAGCCATAGTAGCAGGACATGACTTAAAAGAAAAAGCTATGGATAATATTTTAAAACTAGTTTCCATACAGGATATGTCTAATTTAAGTAAGGAATAATAATGAAATTATCCGAATATATGCCTCAAGTTCCTAAAATGTCTCAGCAGATGGCTGACCTCAATCAACAGATTAGTTTACTAGATGTTATGAAGTCAACAGGAGATACTGGAGCAGCTCCTACTATTGGCTTAGACCATGTAGTTAACACATGGGTTCGCCATCAAATGGCTTATAGGCAACAGCTTGTAATGGACTTACAGACTATATGTATGTCAGTACAGGAAATAAGAGGCCCTTTAAGCCATATAACTAGTGAAGTTTTCCGAAGGGGGGTACAATTTGTCCCTGCTGTAGAAAATCCTGATATAGAACAAAAGAATAAATTAGAGAATTGGGTAAAAGACTCTAACGTATTTGACCAATCATTGGAGGAAGTATTACGTCAATTTCATTTTGATGTTAATTCTTTAGATGATGGGTTTTTGTATCTAGCTAAAGAATATAAAGATTTAGGAAACGGAGAAGTTTCTGCTAGAGTTCAAGAAATTAGAAGATTAAATCCTGCTCTTGTAGAATTTGATTTAGATTCAGCAGGACTTCCTAAAAATTCTCATTTTATCTGTCCAATTCATAGAGAAGTTATTCTAGAAGAGGCTGGTGTTTGTGAGAAAGAAGAGTGTGAAATTAATTTACACCCAGCTATGTATAAATATTATCATAGAAGTCAGCATATTTATTTAACAGATAATGAAATAATTCATTTAAGTAAATTCAGTCCATCCGAAACTTATGGATGGAGTCCTATATTAACTATATTTGAGAAAGCTTTGACATTAGTTGGTATGGATAAAAATATATATAGATATTTCTTTGAGAGAAAAATGCCAGCTAGTATGTTAATGGTTACTACAGATGACCCAGAATCATTGCGTAGAGAACGAGAACATATAGCAGCTCAAACTAGACTAGACCCTAACTATGTACCAATGGTAGCCGTGTCTGCAAGAAACCAAAGAGGTAGAGTGGATATGGTTAGGCTATTTCACTCACTTCAAGAAATGGATTACTTACCTGTAAAAGAAGAAATCAGGGAAAGGGTCGCAGCTATGTGGGGAGTTACTCCAGCATGGCAGGGTTCACCTGAAGCTTTTGGTGGTTTGTCTACACAAACTCAGCAGTTAGTTGTTATGAGCCGTGTGGTTGAAGGCGACCAAAGATTATTCCATGAAAAGGTATTTCCTCAATTACTTAAAGCATTTGGTATAACTGATTGGACAATTCAATTATTACAACCTGAAGAAAAAGCAGAGGGAACTAGATTAAGTTTCGCTCAACAGAAGATTCAAGTTGTAAATCAATTCGCTCAATTAGGTTTTGATGTTAAATTAAAAGAACAAGATGTTCCAATCTATGATGCTGAATTTATAGTAAGTGGTAATGCTGTACCAACAGCTAAGATGCAGGGCGAACAACTGGCTATGCAATTAGAACAACAAAAACAACAACAAGAACAAATGGAACAGCAACAACAAATGCAACAGGCTATGGGTGCTGGTGGAATGATGGGTGGTGAAGAAGGTGGAGGAGAAGGTGGTGGTGAGATGCAATTAATGGAGAAAGCTATTCCTCGTTCACAAAGAAAGTTTAAAGGTAGAACTGGTGGAAGAACACCAGACTGGTCAGATAAAAGTCCAGAAGAAGAAAGAGATATAGATGAATATGCTGAAGCTAGGGCTGAAAAAAATGAGCTTACATTATCTAAGACATGGGTAGAATCTTTATTAGAGAAAGGTTTTTCCTCTCCTGAGATTAAAGAATTAACTCCTGATTTAAGTCAGATGTGGTTCTCTCAAGACGGTAAAGATTATGTAGCTAATTTATCCCCAACTGGTATAACTCATATTGAAAAAGCAGTTTTTGGAGACCCAACAAGATTTAGTAGAAATAAGCAGGAAATTCCTAAAGCCAAGAACAATGGGAAATCTACTGAAGTGATTGAAGTTAATGAGGAACCAGAACACTAATATTAACAAATTATATCAATTTGTATTAAAACAGGTTGATGATGAAGAACAACCCTCTACAGGTAAAACGTGGCAAGGCCCTCTTCCACCGAATGCTGTCTATAGNAGTATTCAAGAACCCCCTGAAGGGGTTCAAACATTTTTAACAGAATCACAGAAAGTTCCTTTTTGGGTAAGACCTCCTCAAGTACATTCTGATTCATCAGTACATGTTGAAAATATAAAGACCTTAATCGAAAACACTAACTCTACTCCTGTATTTGAAGCTCTGCAAAAAGCTGGAGGAACTCCTTATTTAGTAGGTGGAGCTATCCGAGATGCTTTATTAAATAAGTCTGATATAAAAGATATTGATATAGAAGTTCATGGTATATCAGAAGATTCTTTAAACAAGATAGTTAAAGATTTAGGGGGTACAAAGGAAGCCCAAGTAGGTAAACAGTTCGGAGTTTTTAAGGTTGGGAATATGGATATTTCTTTACCCAGAACTGAAACTAAAACATCTATGTCTCCTAAAGAAGCTTCTAAACGTAGAGATTTTACAATGAATTCTTTAATGTATGATTTTAATACAGGTAAAATAGAGGATTCTTTTAATGGTATAGAAGACTTAAAGAATGGTGTTATCAGACATATTGATGATAAAACCTTTGTAGAAGACCCTCTGCGTGTATATAGAGCAGCTCAGTTCGCAGCCAGACATGAATTTACTATTCATCCTGATACAATAAAATTAGCCAAAACAATGGATTTATCTTCTCTTCCTCCAGAAAGAGTTGGAGAAGAGTTTTTTAAACTTCTATTAAAATCTAATAAACCTTCTATGGGTTTACATGCTTTAGAAGATATGGATGTTCTGAAAAATGAATTACCTGAAATACAAGACTTAAAAGGAACTCATCAACGTGCTGATATGCACGCTGAAGGAGATGTATTTAAACATACAAAGATGGTAATGGATGAAGCAACTGAAATAATAAAACGTTTTCCTGATGAAGATGATAAGAAAACTATAATGCTTGCAGCTCTATGCCATGACTTAGGTAAACCAGAAACAACAGATGCTAAAGGTAGTGCGTATGGACATGAAGAAGCTGGAGCAGAACCTACAGAGCGTGTACTAGATAAAATTTTAGGAGACGGTTTTAAGGAAATTCGTGAAAAAGTAGTACAATTAGTTGAGATGCATTTAAGACCTGCTACTCTTTATAATAATGAACACCCAGACCCAGCTAATAAAAAACAGAAACCTGAGAATCAAGATAGAGCTGTTAGAAGTCTTTTAGGCAAACATTCTTATGACTTTTTAAAATTACTATCAGCCGTTTCAGAGGCTGATACACTCGGCAGAATAAATACTGAAGAAGATGGAACAACTAAAAAACCTACAGAACCCAAAGAAAATAAATGGTTTATGGAAAAGGTGGATAAAATAAGAGCCGAAGTAGGAGAGAGCAAAGGTAGAAAAGGACTTGCAATACCTATAGATGGAGAAAGAATTAAGGAACTTACAGGTTTGCCATCAGGCAAAAAAATAGGTGATTTAATAAGACATTTACAAGAGAAAGTAATAAATGAAGGAACACTTACTCAGGAACAAGCAGAAAAAGAAATTCTTGATAATCCACAATTATACAAATTAATTAAAGAGGAAACAGTTATGGAAAACCCAATAGACAAATTATGGCAGTTTGTGGCTAAAGAAAAAGAAGAAGGTGGTTATACACATTCTCCTAAAGAAAGGCAGTCTATGAGAGAAATTGCTGATGAGCAACAGAAACTCATGGATTATTATGATGTAGATTATGATGAAAATATCATGCCTCTTGATATGGAAGAGTATGACCGGATGCCTGAGACCATGCCAGAAGAAGCAGAGGAGAATGATTTAGCAAAGCTCATGAAGAGATGGATATCTAAAGCCCCTCAAGGAATAAATCCAGCAGCAAGAGCTTTTGCAGAAGCACAACAAGCTGGTGGAAAAGTTGGTGGACAAGCTACAGGAATTAAACCCATCAAACCAGTTAAAGTAGATGACCCCAATGCTTATCCAAAAGATGCTACTGGTAAACCTGATAAAGTCAATTATATGTATGTATCTGAATTGCCGGGTGGGCAAATTCCTGAAGAATGGAAAGACTTTGTAGGAGCTGGTAGAAAGGGAACAACTAAAGCAGGTAAGGATTGGATATCACGACCTAACAAAGCTTCCCTCACAGATATAGAACAAGGTGGAGATGGACTGCATACTAAAGAAGACGGAACAAAAATACCTTTACATCATGAATCCGTTTCATTGGCTGACCAAAATAAGAAGGTAAATGCTTCTAGAAAGATTAAAGAAGCTAAAAGGGCAGAGGAACCTACAGCAGTAGAAGCTGCTAGAGCTTCTAAAACAAAAACACCAAAAACTACTGGAACAAGTAAACAAGAATGGCACGCAAAACAAATAGCAGACAATCCACCTGTAGATGTAGACTATGAATTAAATAAGAAGCCAACGATTT